GAAAAAAAATAATCAAGGCACAGTCCAAGATGATTTTTCAGGCATGAATAGTGATATGCAAACTGGTAGTTTAAATAGTGCTGGTGGAGTAGAAAATCCTTTATACAATAGAAGTGAATCTCCATTAATTAAGAATCCTATATTTCCTACAGATAAATTTCCTCCAGGACAAGGACAAATTAAAATAGGTGGTAATACTATTAATTTACCTAAATCTATATTAACTAAAGATGCACAAGCTAATCAAGCAAAAGCTATTGCTGCAGCACAAAACAATACAGCAACAAATGCAAATAAAACTTTAACAGATTCTATTACACAAGGTGGTACTGGTGTTAAAGAAGCTGAAGATATAGGTTTTATGCAAAAATTGTCTAACATGGCAGGTGTAGACTTTGATAAAGCATCAGCTAATTGGAAAGATAAAGGTGGCTTTGAAGGACTTATGGCTAACCCTGCATTTAGTTTAGGACTAGCATTAATGCAATCATCAGCTAATGGTAAAACAATTAACCAAGGTATATTAGATAACTTTGTTAAATCTGCTAAAATATCTACAGAATTTAAAGACAGAATAGAAGCTAGAAAACAAGAACCTATACAAGCAACATCAGCTGATATTGGTGAAGTTAAAGATTTATTAAAAACAATGAATGTAGATGATCCAAGTTTATATGAAAAATTAATAGGTAAATTTAAAGGTGAAAATAGACAAGCTATGTTTGATATGGCAGCTGAAGATATTGCTATAGAATTACAAAAAGAAATGGCTTTAATGCAAAAAAGAAATAAAACAGGTAAACCTTTAGTATTTGATACAAGATTAAAACTTAAAATATTAAGAAGATTAGAAAAAGAAGGTAAAATTAAGAAAAAAGGTGGTACTTTCTTTACTAAATCTACATTAGAAACTGATGAAAAAATTAAAACTAGAGCACAAGGTGGCCCAGTAGAAGCTGGTAAACCTTATGTTGTAGGAGAAAAAGGGCCTGAGATTATAATACCTACATCAGATGGTAATGTACTATCTAATGATGACTCACAAATATTTAATATGCTATTAGCATCTAACCCACAACTACAGAAAGTATCTAGACAAAGAGCTGAAAAAGTTTTGAGATCTAGATTCCCAGAATATTTTGAAGGATAACAATGATTAAAAAGTTTATAATAAAAGGTGTAAGTAAAAAGTTTAAAGGTTTGCAAAAACTTAAACCACAAAAAACTCCTAGCAGATTTACATCTGTTATGAGTGAAGCAACAGTTAAAGCTAATCAAAGAAAAGTATTAGGTGATGTACCTGAATTTATGGGTTTATCTTCTAGATCTGTTGGAGACTTAGCATCAGAAAGTTTAGCATTAAAAACAGCTAATAAAACATTCTTTAAATCTTTAAGTAAAGGACTTAAACAATCTAGAGCTAGAACTGCTACAGGTATTAAAACTATTAGACAAACTAAAAAAGTATCTAAACCTGCAGTATTTAAAGCTAAAAACAAAGGTGCTATGAAAGCATACAAAGCAGCTAGTTTAAAATCTGATAAAGTGTTTAGAAGTACTATGGATAAATTTACTGGTAAAAGTAAAATAAGTCCATTTACTATGAAAACTAAAGTTGCTAAAAGACCATTAAGAGATGGTACTAAACTAAGACGTGAAGGCGATAGAATAATAGACTACCAGAAAAAATTAATGAAAGATATGGGATTCTAGTGTGGCCAATGACTTCAATATTAATGAATTTAAATTAAAAGACCCTGTAAGTAACATCAACGATGGTTTAAAAGAACCAGTCAGAGATGGTACTCCAGGGTTTTTTTCGTCTCTTAGAAATCCATTAGATTTAATGTTGGAAGAATCTCTACCAGCATCACTATATCAATGGGCTACAGGTAATACTAAAAAGAAACAAGCTCAAGAAGCATTAGATTATATTCGTAATAATCCACAACAACAAGGTTCTAAAATCTACAAAGAAGCTGAACGTAAACTTAATCGTTTTGGTTATCTATTAGATGATGGGCCAATGGATATAGACCTAAAAGAAATAGGTAATATGATTAAACAATCTCCAGGACTATTTGGTGCTGAGATGGTTAACATGGTTATGGCAGATCCATACTTACTATTTATGCCATTAGGATGGGGTAAGCTAGGTAGAGGAGTAGTTAATTCACTTAGACTTAAATACTCTAAAAGTTTTCAAGTAACTAAATCAACTACAGAACTTGGCAAACTAAAAGCTAGTGCACAAGTAAAAGAATTAGCAAGATTAAGAGAAGCAGCTAAAATGGATATGGCAATAGGAAGTATTGCTACATTAGGTGTACCATTTGTATTCTCTACATCTTACCAATTAGGAGAAAGAGGTGAGTTCACTGGTAAGCGAACAGCAGCAGAAACAACTATTGGAGCTACAGCAGGAGCTATATTCTCATTAGGTTTTGCAGGAATGGGTGCAGTCATAGGTAGAAACACAGGACTAGACCCACAAAGAGTACAAAGATCTATGATCAATACTCTTAATAAAAATAAAAATTTAGCAAATAGCGTTGAATATACAGACAAAGGTTCTTACAGAATCGTAGATGATATTCTAAATGATTTAAAAAAAGAAGTAGGCGTAGTAATAGACGAAGCAGAATTTTCAAGAATAGCTAATGAAGTAACATCATTTGCTAGACCAACAGTAGAAAGTGCTAAAGACATAGCAAAAAATACATTATTTAAAGCAGCATCTATAGGTGGTGTTGTAGGTACAGCACAATTCTTAACAGCAGATGATGATAAACTTATAGCAACAGCTAAAGGATTTGGTACAGGTGTAGGTATATATGCAGCAGCTAAAGCAGCAACAATGTATTTTGGTAAAAGTAGAGTACCTTATCAAAGTGCAGAAACAAAAGTAGAATCAGCATTAGATGCAGCACAATATTCTACTATTAGATATAATTCATACGCACAAGAACTAGCAAACAAAATTAAAGATACATTACCAGATCAATTAGATTCTAGACGTAAAGTATTTTATTATCTAACTGGTGCTACAGTAGATGAAAACTTTAGATATAATAAAAATGTTAAGCCTTTTAATAAAGGTTTATTATCAGATACAGAACTAAATGCAGCTAATGACATCTCTAAAATATTTAATGAATTTTATGAAATGTTTAATAGTCAAGGTGCAGGTATAGTTAAATATAAAAAATCTAATTATTTACCTTTACTATGGGATGGTTATAGAAGTAAAACAGGTGAACTGTTTAGTTTTACTAATAAGTTTGAAACAGCTATTACTGGAGATAACCCTAAGTTTAAATTTAGTAGATCTAGAGTCTTTGAAGATATTAACCAAGGTTTAAGAATGGGTTATACAATTAGACCTGGTATGGATGATCCAGCTGAACTTATGAGATTATACCTTCAAGCAGCAGGTAAGTCATTAACTACACAAAATGTATTACGTTTTTTAGAAACTAATTATATAGGTAAAAGCACAGATATACTTACAAAACCATTTCTTGCTAGAACTAGAAAACAAGCTGCGTTTATAGATCCACAAGAAAGAATAAACTACACAGAATTTAATCACCCATTTTTTACAGGTGATAAAGGATTTATACCATTAATACATAAAGGTATAGAACCATCATTACGTATGGTATTTGATGCAACAACTGAACAACAGTTAATGTCTGCATTGTTTACTACTAACCTTATGATGAAACGATTAGCTGTAGGTTTTTCATTTTTTCATGCTGGTGCATTAGTAGAATCATTATGGTTTGCAGGAGCTAAATTTAAAACTATAGGTAAGTTTTTAAGTCCTAAAACAAAACCAGAAGTATTAAAACAATTACAAGATCCAGGTTATTATCTTACAGATTATCCACACGCTATTAAACAACTAAGAGCTCAAGGCTATGATGATGTAGTTAGATTTGGGCAAGGTAGTGGTTTAGAAATATCAATGCCTGAAGATGTTGGTTATGATAGATTTTATCAAAACATAAGAGGTGTAGATACTTTTCTTAAAAGACATTTTGGTATAAATCAAAAAGGGAACATAGAGAGAACATTTAAGTTTTTTGATAGAATTACTTGGGATAGAATATTTACTTCTGCTAAATTACATACGTTTCTTACATCATTAAACAAAGGTAAAAATGCAATACAGCCTGGCGACACACAAGAACAGTTATATAAAAAAGCTAGGAGAGCTGCACAATTTACTAATGATGCATATGGTGGACAAAACTGGGCACAAGTAACACAAAGAATAGAAAATAGATTTATTAAAAATTTAGCACAAACTACATTAACTCCAGGATCTAGAGGTTATTTACAATTACTATTGTTTGCTCCAGACTGGACAATATCTAATATAAGAATTATAGCTAAGTCATTACCAGGATTTGAAAGTGATCCTATGGCTAGAAGGCTATATCAATACTATTTTGCTAGAGCTGCACTTACATATGCAGTAGCAGGATCTGCACTAAACTATATGTTCTCAGGACATAGTATATTAGAAAACACAGATCCAACAAGAATTGACTTAGGGAATGGTGAAGTATTAACTTTCTCTAAACAATTAATGGAACCTTTTCATTGGATTACAGCACCTCAATCTACAGGTCTTAAAAAAATTGGTTCTCTACCTAGAACAGTTATAGAAGTATTAACTAACAAACAATACTTAACTACTAAGTGGAGTCCTAATATGACTAAGAAAGATGATGAAGCTATTGAAAAGGGTTTAAAAATCGGTGGTCATGTAGGTATGAGATTTTTACCTATTTGGCTGCAACAAGCAACAAACTCAATTAAGGAAGGATTGCTACAACAAGGTCTATCTTTAGACTTAGCATCTGATACAGCAGTTGATTTTGTACTAGGGCAATTAGGTCACCCTAGATACCAAGGGCCTAGATATACACAATACAAAACGAAAGGGTTAGTAAGGTCTCCTTACGAAACATTATTCTAATGAGTAGACATACAGAAAATAAAGAAGAACTTCTTAAGGTTCACAATAGAATAGATCTTATTGATCAAAAACTAGATACTTTAGAAAACAATCATTTAGCTCATATGCAAAAAGATATAGATAGAATTATATATATTATATCAGCTATTGGTTTAGGTTTATTAGGACAATTTTTATATTTATTAACTAAAAATATTTAATGAAATTTGCTTTACTAATGGTTATGTGCTCCTACGTTGCAGGAGAATGTATAGATCCTGTACCTATGAATACATATTATAAAGATATGTATAGTTGTATGAATGCAGGTTATCAGCATTCATTAGACAAAAGCATTGATCTTGGTAAAGAACAAGTAAATGAATATAAAATATATATAAAATTTATATGTGTTGAAGAAACAGTTATAATACCACCAGGTAAACCAACATAAAGTTGTACCTAACTTGGTAGACATATTCGCCAAATACTTGTAAAAGATATAATATGCTTCGCAAATCAATACTTGTTATAAGTGATCAACACGCACCATATCATCATATAGATACACTTGACTTTTTAAGTGCAATCAAAGAAAAATATAAGCCTGACTGTGTAGTAAACATAGGTGATGAAATGGATTGGCACAGTATATCCTTCCACGATTCACATCCTGGTTTATATTCACCTAGTCATGAGCTCGTAGTTGCTAAAAGATTTTTTAAAGATCTAGAAAGTCTTTTTCCAAAGCAATACGTAATGGATTCTAACCATGGTAGTTTAGTTTTTAGAAAAGCTACCAGACATGGAATGCCTCATGAAATCTTCAAGTCTTATAATCATATGCTTGGAGTTGGTAAAGGTTGGTCATGGCACGAAGATTTGGTTATTAAAGCATCTAATGGTCAAAAAATTTACTTCTGTCATGGTAAATATAAAGATGTACTAAAAGTTGCTCAACAATATGGTATGTGCACAGTTCAAGGTCACTATCATACATCGTTCAAAATAGATTATTGGAGTAATCCAAATGAACTACTTTGGGGGATGCAAGTTGGGTGTTTAATTAACATGAAAAGTTTAGCTTTTGAATATAATAAGTTACAAAAGTCTAGACCAGTAATAGGAACAGGAGTTATCATTGATGGGTTACCAATATTAATCCCAATGGTTTTAGATAAAAATGGCAGATGGAACAGAAAAATTACCTAGAGGTATAAGAAATAAGAACCCAGGCAATATCAAACTTGGTACTGATTGGGATGGACTGGCAGATGAACAATCTGATCCAGTTTTTTGTGTTTTTAAAGAAGCTGTATGGGGTATCAGAGCATTAGTTAAGATACTTTTAACATATAGATTTCATCATAAAAGATTCACAGTAGAGAGCATTATTGAAAGATGGGCTCCACCAAGTGAAAATGATACAGATGCTTACATTGCATTTGTTTGCAGAAAACTTGGAGTAAACCCTACTGATGAACTAAACAATACTATCGAAGATTATTTACCATTAGTAAAAGCAATTATACAAATGGAAAATGGTATGCAGCCATACGATGATGAGCTGTTAGTAGAGGGGATGTACAAAGCATGGGAAGGTTTACCGACAGATTCTACAGCTTCGTAGAAAGTATAGCTATTAAAATTAAAGTTTGGGCTTGGCATAGACGTGTCAACAGACTTTGGATTGAACGAAAAAAGAAAGGTATTAAATAATGTGGTTTAATTTATTATCTATGGGTGTTAAGACTGCAAGTCATATATACCAAAACAAACAAAAAACTAAACAATTAATGTCAGATGCTCAGATGAGACATGCTGAAAAAATGAGTACAGGTCAAATTGAATATAAAGCGAAAGTTATTGAGAGTAATGATAAAGGTTGGAAAGATGAGTTCGTATTGGTTCTTGTTTCCCTTCCTATTCTTGTACTGGTCTACTCTATTTTCACTGACGATCCTGAGATTCGTAATAGATTAGATATGTTTTTTGAGTATTTTAAACAATTGCCTTACTGGTATCAGGCAATATTTATAGGAATAGTTAGTGCCATTTATGGTCTTAAAGGTGCTGACATAATGCGTAAACCTAAATAGTTATGGATAGAGCAGACTACCAAGATATTATTAACGAGTATAAAGAACAAGTTCGTGTTCTTAAAGCACAGATTTCAGAATTAGAAGATGCATGTAAATCAAAAGATGCAGCACTAAAAAGATCTTTACAAAAACTTGAGTATACAGCTCAAGACTTAGATAAAGCTAATGATGAAATCAATGCAAAAAAACAATCAGAATAAAGTAGGCAACTGTAAATGGTGTAGTAAAATTATTACTACTAGCGAACCATATATGATTGTTAAAGAAGAATACTCTTGTGTTAAATGTTTTAAAAATTCAGGACATATGTTGCCTTTTTGGGAGAAAAATGAGAGACACAAAGTTGCTAGAACAGCACGTGAAAAAAACAGAATACAAAGAAAAAGAAATGAGACTGTTTAAACATCTTAAAAAAGAAGTTGAAATAGGAGCTCATGGTACAAGAGATTACGTAATTAAAAAAGGTATTAATAAAGGTAAGATTGCAAAATGAAGATTAGTGAAAATACTAATATTGGATTACCACTAAGAAATTTAATAGGTTTAATTGGTGCAATTGTAATAGGTGCATGGTTTGCTTTTGGTGTTATTGAAAGACTCAATAAACTAGAAACTGCAGACACTCTATTTCAAGCTGACCTTTTAAAAAAAGCCGAACAAGAACCTAAGAACTTAGAAATGTATATGTTAATAGAACATCTTGCTGGACAAATAGAAAGTATTGAAAAAGAAATTGAGGCATCTAGATATAACAAAGTTAATATAGATCACCTTAAAGAACAAATTATATCTATACAAAAAGTAATAGATAAACTTAGAAATGGAACACACTAATGGAACAAATGGTTATAGCTTTACTTATGTTAGTAAACAATGAAATTAAGGAAGCAAGATTGCAGCCTGATTTAAGTACTTGTTTAAAAGGTAAAAGAGTTGCCAATAGAACTATTTCTAATAATGTAGAATACAGATGTATTAAATCTATGGCAGAGTTAGAAGATAATATAGATGGTTCTAAATCAATAAAAAAACTTATATTAGATTAACTATAATCTCTTTCTATGATCATTTCTAAATAATGGATAGCTTTTTCTATATCCTTACGCTTACCTTTCTTTTGGTGTCTACATATATATTTAATAGCATTGCCTTCAGCGTATTGTAATTTATTTTCATTTATAAAATGTGCAGGTTGAATGCTCATTGATTTATAGTGATCTCCATCTACTTGTTTATTTAATGTATCGTATGTCATATCTTTAAATATATCCTTATGTGTCATTAAAAAGTTAACCTAAATTTATCTTTATGTTTATATTGTTTTCTTGGTTTGTTCAACACTCTATGTTGACTTTCTTTTAAAGTATATAAATCTAACTTCATTGCTGCAGTAAATTTTCTACAAGCCATATCAGGATCTATTTCTGCATAATGGCATATAGTTCTAAAGTCTATTGAATTACCTATAAGCCAATCTATAGCATTACGTTTATCTATAAGATAATATTTATCTAAACCATTATACATGGCATCATGAATTGCTTGACTAATTACTGCTCTAAATAAATATCTCTCAGGACTTTTCATCTATAACTTCATACGTCATTCGCTGCTCTACTGAGTCAGCTTCTTGCCAGTTTAAAGTTGTAGGATCTATAGCATTTAATATCTTTAATGCTTCTTCATCTGACGTTGCATTAACAAATATTTCTGTATAAGCAGGAAGTATAACCCATTTCTTAAACTTATAAATCATATATTGTTTTTACGTCTACTTGCTTCTAATGTTCTAAATAAATCAATGATAAGACCTTCTTTGTCTCTTTTATTTTCAAGTGTACTTGCTTTAACCTCTGCCTCAAATAATTCTCGTATAGCAGTTTCATATATTTCGCTTCCATAGTATGCTTGTTCTTTGGCAGAGATACTCTTATCAACTGAATTACCAGTGATATGGAGAGCTTTCTTTCTTTTAAGAAGTCTATCCAAATACTTAACTTGAGCATTAGCTTGAGCATTTTCCTCGTCTGTGTCCGACAGAAATTTTAAGGCATCTTCTAATCGCTTTTCTGTAATCATTTTTATCCTTTCTTAAATATAATTTATATAATTTGTTTACTAAGTATTCATTGTTATAAGTGTTTATACCCATCATTTCTAGTTCTAATTTGAACAAATACATCCAAATAAATCTCCACTCCCATCATGCATGACGTGAGCATTTAAAGAATCAGAATATGTACTTAATTGTAATCTCAATACATCACATAAATTAAAACAATCTACTTGACTAAATATTTTTAGATTAACTGTCATTTCTTTAGTCACTTCAAGAAGATGATACACTCCATCATTGTATATTATTAGTTCCATAATTAGCCTTTATTAGTTGATTTAATACTGTTGTCCAAGGGTTGTAGTCTTTTGCACACCCTAATAAACTTGTTAATATAACAAGGAGCACAATAATAAATTTTTTTTTCAATAATGTCTGCATTTTTATTACACAAATTACATTTAATCATAAATTAAAAAGGCACTGCTAAATGGGTCTTTAACCACTCTCTAGCAATGCCTAGTTTTCTAACTCGAGGGAGATAAGAAATTGTTAAAATGGTGCATCATCTGATAGCATTTCATCAACACTATTAGCTTTTGCTTCTAATACCTTTCTAACCAGATTATCAATTTGTTGAAACTCTGATTCAGTTGGTATTTTACCACCAGACATATAAGATCCTATAAGATTACTCATAGTCAATCTATATTTTTCTGAAAATTGATCATTAATATTTCTAACAGCTTGTACACCACTTGAACTAACCATATTAGTTGCAGGTGCTGCAGAAGAATCTCCACTTAGATTTTCTATCATACTAGCTGTTTGATATTGTTTACCTGTCTTACTTGTTCTAACAGGTTGGGCTGCAATTTTTAATCGATCTCCCTTTTGCCATCTAGATGAGCCTAAAGCCTCACCATAGATTGTCATATCACTGCCATCATCTTTAGTAATGTAAACAGTAACTTGACCATCATCTTTCTCAAATGCTTTTTTAAATGAGCATTCAAACGTCTCGGTTTCCATATTGGTTCTCCTATTTATTTGTTTTATTATATTTCCAAACTTTTGCATTGCTTAGTATTATACTAATTAAATGCTTTTTGCCAAATCTTTTTTGCAAAAACTTTAGTTGGATCGTCATCATGTTTACCCCATCTGAAGTTATCCATAACTAATGGGTACATTTTGACTACATCTTCTTTAGTTTTAGCTATATTCAAGATATGCTCAATATTATGCATAGCTTGTAGCATAGGCTCTAAATACCCCTCTCTTTCCTCCATATCCACGCTGTAAACGTCTTTGTAAGAACAATAGAGTAAAGCAGTCGGTTTATTAAAAAGATCCTTGTACAGAGCTTGTTGACGCATATCAGCAGCTTTTGGGTACCATCTGCTATCAATACTGCCATTTTTGAGTCTTTTAATATAAGCAGTAGCTTTAGTATCTATGATTACATTCTCAAACTCAAAATCAGTTTTACCTATAACATCATAGGTTAAACCATATTTATCACCAGGTATTTGCAGTTCATTTTGCCAAGAAACAATTTTACCAAATTGAGGTAATTCTTTAACAAACTGTGTAGCTATTATACCTGACCACAAACATTCATCATCAGTTGCATCACCTTTATATTTAGTAGTGTATAGATTTTTTGCATAATCTATGATAACTTCTTCATCAGTGATTTGGTTTTGCAAAGCATGATCTGCTGCATCTTCTGCAGTACTACCCATTATCATTCTTGCATTCGGTTGTGATTCGAAATCATACAAATTGTCAATAATCCAACGAGGTGGACTGTCAATAAATGTATTAGTTTTTGAAGCACTATGTCTATATTCAATCTTCATATTTATCTCCTTATGGTTAATCGTATTCAAAAGTATTGTAGCTCATCTTATAATGTATCTTTAGATATATTAAAAGGTAAAAAAACAGTTAATAATAGCAATGATTATAAAATATATAATTTATGTATTTTACTTTGTTGGCTATTGCACCCTACACAAGTGTATGGGTGTAAGAGCACTATTGCTCGTTTACATAATTGTAAAAAAAACAGAGTTTATAGACTTAACAATCTATACAATAAAAACAAAAAATTTAGATCTTTTGTTGATAATGCAATAGAAAATTATAAAGTATCTTATGCGTCAGATTGAAAAACCTGAATTAATATCTACAATTTTAGACAAACGTAAAGTATGGCTTAATATACGTGAGTCTCGTTTATTATATATGTTTCATAGAAAGCTCATATCTATCGAAGAATATGAAGCTGGATCTCGCTATCGTCTTATGTGTGAGCTCCAAGGTGGTGGAACTGGCAATGTTCTTAAAGAACGTATTGATGGATCTAACACAGATTTTATTACATCATCTCTTGGTGCTGCTCTTGCAGTTAAAGATGTTGATGACGAAATAGGTAAACGACTTTCTAAAATTATGAAGTTGTTTTGTCATTTTAATTTTGGTATTATTGAGATAGCACATATGTTAAGTATGTCAGAACGCAGAGCATCTAACAACGTACACGAAGGACTATCTAGTTTAGCAATTTATTATGGCTATAAAAAAGTGCACAATACTATCAGAGGACAAGGCACAAAGAATCAAGGACAAAGAGTACCTAAAATGGGTAGCTTCTAATCCTTGTATACTTTGCCAGGACACAAGATGCCAAGCTCATCATGTTACTTTTGCTATGCCTAGAGGTTTCTCACAGAAAGTTGGAGACCAATATACTGTACCTCTTTGCTACCCTCATCATCATTTATTACATACAAATGGTATAAGTGAGAAAGATTTTTGGATAAAATTAGACATAGATGCTATTGAAATATGTCGTAGATTCTATGACCATTACCACAATATGTGGAAAAATAAGAACTTTTTTTATGATGATTCTATGTTATGGCGTACTGTGTACGATGAACTTGTACCTAAGATACAAAATAACATTGATTTTCTACTGCAACCCAAATAACTAATAAGGATATCCTCGCCAGAGGTACGTAAATATGACTAAGATTTTAAAGTTTCCTAAAAGCAAAAAACCTTATTCTGAAGTATTTCTAACTAACGTAAAACCAGAAGCTATTGGAGACTTTATAAAAGGTCAAAATCCTGGTATGTCAGTTAGAGCTGCAGACGCAATGGCTCTTGCAATTATTTACAGTACGTATCTACAATTAGTATTTGATGAAGAAGGACATAACGTACCTGCTAACATCATGGATGCATTAGAAGAAAATGATCATTCAACTTTTATATGGGCTGTAGATGACAAAAAAACGTTACACTAAAAAAAAAATATCTTTCTCTAAAGATTCTCAAACACTACCTTATGACAAATACAGAGTTGAGTGGGTTGACTGTGTAAGTGACTCAGGTTGGGCAGAGAAAAAAGAATTTACTAATATGAAATTAGCTAATCCTGTTAACGAAGGTTGGCTGTTTTCTAAAGACAAACATTCTATTAAATTGTTTGCAGCATACATTGAAGAAGATGGATCTTATACTTATGGAGATCGTACTAATATTCCTACATCTTGGATTGTAAAGATGACTAAAATTTAATTGGCTTTGTTTATAATATGTTAATTCATATACCAGGAATTAATTTAATAGGTTTTCCTGGATGACCTTATTTCTTTGCCCTTAATTCCTAACCAATTTAACAAGCCAGACAGTCTCCCATCTGGCTCTATCTATTAGGTCGTGATCATCTTTATACCTGTAACTCGTAATAGAATTCTTAAATACCTTTTGTAGTATACATATCATTTACTTTATCAGCTTCTTTTTGAGCTTCAGATCTTAATGGATCTGTGTATACTTCTTCTACTTTTAATACAGAATTTTCAATAATACGTTTTCGTGTAGCAGCTATTTCTGCTTTAACATGATCTTTAGCGTGTTCTAATACTTCAACTAATTTAGGAAAGTTAGTTTGATAAATTCCATAGATAGTTAAATCATTAATTGCTGTCGCTACTCTTTGTAGACCTCTTTGACGTTTTTCTAGTCTCAGAATCTCGCTGTCTGGCATTATCATTATCTTCCATCTCCTTTACTTTACGTTTAAGTTTATCTATTTCTAACTGCTTTGCAGCTAAAACCATTTTAAGTGCTCTATCATCCATGTGTCCTCATTTCTGTTAGATGTGTTTCTAACTGTTCGATTAATTGTTTATATTCTACAATCCATTCTTGTAAAATCAAGGAATGTTTATCGTGTAAAAAACCACACGCAATAGCACCTCCAAGAACAGATACTGATTCTTTAGCATCTGAAATTTGATTTTCTAACTTTTCTATTTCTCGAGCTTTGCCTTTGTTATTAGATATAACTTCTAAATGTTCATCTTTTAACTCTGTCATTTATCTCCTTTTATTTACAGGTTCATCAGCAGGTATTTCTACAGCTGGTCTTGGTTGATTTAATCTATCAACTTTATCAACAGCATTTTTTATAGTATCATATCTTAACTGTGTAAGTTGATGTTCTTCACGTTCTAAATCTAAATCTTTACGAGCTTGTAATAATTCTTGTAAAGACTTTTTTAGTTTTGCTCTAAGTTCATCTATTAACTCATGCAGCTTCATTGCTTCTTGGTCTGTCATTTTTTACCTTTTTAATTATAGCTACATGACCTGCAATAAAATCACCAGGTATACATTGTCTACCTGTACGTTCTTGCCAATCATACCATGCTTTTGTAGCTTTTGTGTTTTTAACAACAACTGGTTTAAGTTTACTTTCTTCATCTATATACATATCAAAAGATCTGTCTGATATATCTTTATCATATCCTTTAGTTATTTCAATCATATCAGTACTTAGATGTTTATACATATCTTGAAATGTTGGTTTATAGTTTAATATGTAAGAATCTGTGCCTGTTTCTGGCCCTGAATCTGTCCATATAGCTTTCCATATTATAAGTTTATACATTATTATTCCTTATGTTCATGTGGTTCAAATGTTACTTCTATTTTACAATCTTTTCCCATACCATGTTGATGCCATGCTTGATCAAGATCTTCTAATAATTGTATAAAAGTTTTACCCATTATACATTCATCTGATGTAAGCATTTGTTGAACATAAGTATTTTTACTTTGTTTTCCATTTTTCCAAGTATAATCCATGGAAAATATTTTATATTTATCTATATGCATTAGTTCTCCTCTACTGTTAATAAATACTCTTTACCATTTATTTTAAAACTAATATCTGCAACTGGAAAATCGCTTATGCTTATTCCAGCTCCCATGATTTCAGCTTTATGATGTTCTTCTAAGTAATTTCTTAAATCATTTCTTAGTTCAAACAATTCTCTTGTAGTATCAGTCATGTTCTGCACTCCTTTGCAAATTTATTTCTATCTTTTTCTAAAGCGAAATAAGTTATATTTTCATGTCTTAAAGTATGATTAACTCTATTTAATAAAGTTTGAAGTCTTATTCTTTTTTTTCTTTGCATTTCATTATCCCATATCCATATGGCACAATCTACTTTATCAGTCATTTAATTTATCCATTTTTTTAATTGTTTACTTACTAATTCAACGTATCTAAACCACTCTAATATAAAGTTTCTACGTTTACCTTGACGTTCTTTAGTAACTTGTTTGATAGCTTTATCGGTTACTTTTTCTAATAACTCTGTTTGTTCTCTAAGTTTCATTCTGCGTATACCTCATCATCTTCCTTATTATATTTAATTTCAGCGATTTCTTTAGTATCGCCCATCTGTCCATAGTCTTTAACATAAGAACATACACAGTTTGTACCATCTTCAGTTTTAAGATCTTCTTTACTTTGCTCTAACCAAATATCAAATGCTTGATCTCTATCTTCAGCAACAACTTGCCATTTGGTTACATATGTAGTTTCATGTTCTATTTCATAAACTTTTTTACCTACATCTGCTTCAAAGTAATCTACTTTTCTATCTACCATAATTACCTTTCTGTTAGGCATAGCCCTGACACATGAGTGCCGGGCTTTGCCAATATCATTTATTTAGTTATAGCTAAGAACTCTGGTTTAGGAATAGTATTAGTATTAATCTTTTCCTTACCCATTTCTGTATTGAGTACACCCCATACAGTAGACAAAGACTGTCCAGCGTTAAGTAAATTTTTACAGTATTCTTTAGACATATCTAACATCTGTAATGCTTTACCTCTTGGGCCTGAATAGTAGTCACGTTCTGTTTCTTCATGACATAACTTTTTAAGCAGCCTATCTAACTCATCAGGTTCTTTGATCAACGATCTTTCTATATCGTTTTTCCATTTTCTGATTTTCTTCCATTGATCAAGTTTATCTTCTAAAGTATTGATTGCATTATCTAATTTACCTTTTTTCTCAAGTAAAATAGAATCCATTTCATTTGCAAACTTTTTATGATCATCATACAGAACTCTAATTTCTTCGTGCATTTTACTAATTTTTAATTTATCTTTAAACGCCTCGAAGTTATTTTCTGCTTCTTTGTCAATGGTATCTTGCATTTCAGTTTTCAAAACATTTTTTCTATCGTCATATTTTGTTTCAATGAAATGATCTAGATAGTCTTTCTCATCTTGTCTTATAGGTGTTTTAGTACTACTCATTTACAGTTTTCCTTTCTTCAGTTGTTTTAC